CGCTGCTCCTTCATCGCCTCAATCTCAGCCTCTGTGAAGCCGTGATCATCAGGCAGATGAAGTGCATCAGCGAACTTGCCGTGGGGGGTGTCGAATTGGAAGTCGATCTTCATGGTCATGCCTCTGTGGTCACCGCCACCACGTCCCAGCGCGAAGACGACGAGTTGTAGATCGCGCCCACGTAGGTGACCTTGTTGGCGGTTGTTGTGGTTGGAAGGGTCACGCCGACGGCTAGGAAGCCGTTGGAAACGCCGGTCGTCCAGGTCAGCGCTCGAGGTGTGCCATCGTCCTTGAGCCGGAAGATGATGCGCTGGCCGTCAGTAGGCGTTCCGGCGTCGGCGTTGATCGTCAACGCGCCCGCCTGGGCCGTCGCGGCGTACTGGTCGAAGTTGTCGCTGTTCCAAGCCAGCGGAGACGAGATGCTGGCCGTCGAACTCACCCGGGCCGTGATCCGCTTGTTGGTGAGCGTCTGCGTCTCTGCCAGCGTGACGACCGTACCGCTGTTGGCAGGCAGCGTGAACGTCGTGCCGTCAGTGCCCGAGAACGTCAGCGAGTTGTTGGCCGTGAGCGTCTTGCCGTCGGCGATCGTCAGCGTCGCGCTGCTTGCCGGCGCTGTGATCGCCACCTTGTTGATGCTGGTGGCCGCCGCAACGCCTAGGCTCGGCGTGGTGAAGGACGGCGATGTCGCCAGGGCGACTACTGTACCGGTGCCTGTAACGCTGTAGGACGTCCCCCAGGCGCTTCCCGTCGAGTTGGGAATACCAGCACCAGGGTAGGTCATCGGCGATGCGTTGGAGACGGTTATAGACCCCGCGCCGTTGGTGATGGTGATGCCGGTTCCCTGCGTCAGCGTGGTCTTGCTCAGCGTGCCGCCGGTGCTATTGCCGATCAGGAGCTCGCCGTCAGCGTAGGTCGTCTGGCCGGTCCCGCCGTTGGCCACAGAAAGCGTTCCAGTGACCCCAGTAGACAGCGGCAACCCTGTAACGTTTGTCAGCGTACCGCTAGAAGGCGTACCAAGTGCTCCGCCGTTGACCACAAAGGCACCGGCAGTCCCCGTATTCACCGCCAAGGCCGTAGCAACGCCCGTTCCCAGACCCGACACACCGGTTGAGACTGGCAGACCCGTAACATTGGTCAGGGTGCCGGAAGACGGCGCGCCCAAGGCACCACCATTGACGACGAAAGCGCCAGCAGATCCCGTATTGACCGCCAAGGCTGTTGCGACGCCTGTGCCCAGGCCAGACACACCCGTGCTGATCGGAAGGCCTGTAGCGTTCGTCAACGTGCCGCTGGAGGGCGTCCCAAGTGCTCCGCCGTTGACGACGAAAGCACCGGCGGAGCCCGTATTGACTCCGAGCGCGGTGATCACACCGACGCCGGTGGTGATGGTCGATGGAGCCACGCCGGCGCCACCACCAATGACCAGCGAATTGGCGGCCAGAGCCGCGGAACTTGCTAGGGCGCCCGTCGCTGAGTAGTACAACACCCCGCCGGACGTTCCAGAGGTCAGGCCAGTACCGCCGTTGGCGACAGCAACAGTTCCAGTCAGGCTGATGTCGGGAGTGGAACCCCCGCTCGAAGCCAGAGGCGCAGACGCGGTGACAGAAGTGACGCCGCCGGCGGCCGCTGCCGCCCACTTCACGCCCGATGCCGCTGCGCTGTCAGCAACGAGGTAATGGCCGTTGGTTCCAACCGGCAGACGCACGTTGTCCGTGCCGTCGTAGACGATGATGTCGCCCTTGCTAGTCGACGGAGCAAGAGCATCAAAAGCGCTCGTCTTGGCCGACTGACCGGTTCCTCCGTTCGCAATCGGAAGCGTGCCTGTGACTTGAGAGGCCAAGTCCACTCCAGTGAGCGAACCGCCGAGCGTCAGGTTGCCAGAAGACGTCACCGTGCCGGTCAGGGTGATGCCGTTGACGCTTCCAGTGCCCGACACGGACGTCACGGTGCCGACGGACGTGGCGGCAATCGTGATGCTGCCGCCGCCATTGGTGATGGAAATGCCAGACCCGGCAGTCAGCGTCGACTTGACCAGCGTATTGCCGGCAGTGCTGCCGATGAGTAGCTCACCATCGTCAAAGGTGGCTTGACCCGTTCCACCATGGTCGACGGCCAACACGCCGCCCAGCACTATGTTCCCGGTGGTCGCCGAAGCAGGAGTAAGCCCAGTGGGTCCGCCGCTGAAAGAACTGACGGTCGCGCTGACCGCTGAGAACTGAACCCAAGATCCGCCGGCGTACCCTTCAAACGCGCCCAGATCGGTGTTGTAGCGCACGTAGCCGTTCGTGTTGGGATTGCGCTCAGCAGTCGTCCCGGTAGGCAGCTTCATGCCACCAGTACCCGGGATGATCGGGTTGTCCGCCAGCCCCACCGTCGGGTTGGCCAAGGCGCCCGTCCCGTTGGTCACGTCGATCTCGCTGGCCGTGCCCAACAGCACCCGCGGGTTCAGATTTGAACCGTCCGACGACACCAACCCGGGCCCAGACAGGTTTGCCAGATCGGCCGCCAGCCCGGTCAGGGCGAACGTCGGATTGCCCGCCACCCCATTGCCGTTGGTGATGCTCAGCCCCAGGCCAGAGGCCGTCAGCGTCCGCGCCACGACGGTCACGCCGCCCGTCTTCGCCACGATGCCCGTCAAGGCCGTTTCCAGGCTCCCAGAGGCGCCGTTGAGGCTCAGGGCAAGGGTGGATAGGGCTCCGCTGTCCGCAAGCCCCAGGCCAGCTCCTGCGGTCAGCCGGCGGCTGTTGGGAAGCGTTGGCTCTTGATTCAGCGTCAGGAACGTCTGGAACTGCGACGGCGAGGCAGCAAGAGCCGCCGTCGTGGTCTGCCTTGTTTGACCATCCTGCACGATCGGCACCGCTTCAGTGCCCACAATCGGGCCAGCGGCCGGTAGCTGAGTGATGGTTACGTTAGGCATTTAACCCTCTGGTTGAACGTCAATGCCGTCCAAGTTCCCGTTCTGAGACGGCGCCTGCGTCCCCTGCTGCGTGGAAATGACGGCGCCCCCATACGGGCCGGTGATCAGGGAATTGTCCTTGACAGCGACGCTGACGTCCGGCCGCGGGAAACGGATGGTGATCTTCTCGGTCTTGCGGGCAGGCAGACGGTACGGGTCCTTGTCGTCAGCGCAGCCCTGCCCACACACCTGCAGCCCAGGGAAGTTGGCGTCGGGGCGCAAGTCAACGTGCGGGCGCTTCATCTTGCAGCGGTCACACACCGCAATCGCAAGATCCGCCAGCCCTCTGGTGTCGAGGAATAGCGGCATGACTTACCTCGTGTAAACGCCGATGTTGGGCGCGAAGTAGATGGGCGACTTGTCGCGCTCCTCCTGCTCCGCAAGCATGAGGTACTTCTCTGCCTGCCCCTCTAGGTACTGGATGCGGTCCATCGGAATGCCAGGCAGTTCCATGGCCATCTGATGGGCAAGCATGTTCTGCACCGCCAGATACCACCGCTGCGGGATCTCCAGCTCTCCGGATAGCTGCCCGACGTCCATGATCTGGCGCGAGTACCACACCGTCATCTGGACAAACGGGTCAGATGGCACCGGCCATAGATACAGTTCCGCCTGCGGAATCGTGCGGTTCAGCCAGAACTGAAACGGCTGGTTGGCCGTGAAGTTCTTGTTGGGCAGGTTCGTGTAGTCGTCGCGGTTCAGCCGCGCCATCGGGATCTCGGTGGAGTTGTTCCCAAGGTAGAACTCCCTCAGCGAGAGCGTTGAGCCATTTCTGGCCCTGATGCGGTAGTACTGAACGTCTTGACCAGGATCGATGTCGTACCAGATCCATTGGCCATCGACCCACGCCGTAACGCCAGGGTCGTACAGCGTGCTCCACGAGATGTTGTCCGCAGAGTACTCAAACACGCAGTCGATGTCGCCGGTCACGCCCGGCATGATGCCGATCGATCCGATGTACACCGAGTTGTTCGTACCGTAGTTGACGGCGATGTTGCCGTTTGCACTCACCTGCGTACAGACGGTGTCGATGTTGTTGTCAAAAGCGTTGGCGACCACACCGCCGGCACTGGACGAATATCCGCCGGTGCTGTTGGGCGTCGGCCGGTTCATGCGCCGATACAACGCCTGTAGTACGTCATTGCCCCCGACCGGCAAGTCATAGATGTACTGGTTGGCATTCAGCCCGTACACCTTCTTGCTGATGGCCCAGTACTGGATCCCGATGTTGATCAGGTTCGACAGCAGGTAGAACAACACCGTGCGCGACGCCTGCACCTGCTCCGAGGTCAACTCCTCGGCCAGCTTGCCGCAGCGACGAGCGCCGTGATCGATCAGCTTCTGGACCGATACAAGAGTCGTGCCAACAGTGCCTGAGTACGCCATCACCACCCCGGACAGTTCCAGCGCTTCATAGACGCACGAGACCGGCTTCCAGGCTCGCTCTTGCGGGCCACCGGGCCCATGCGGGCGCAGAATGAATCACGCCGCGGCCCACCCTGGGGTTGCGGCGCCTTGAGGTTTGACCCGGTCTCGCGGTTGTACTTCTCCCGGCCCTTCGCGGTCAGCCCAGCACCGCGATCAGCCGGCAGCTTCTCCCCACGACCGATGGCGAGGCTGACGTTCTTCGCCATGGCTCACCAGCACGATCCGCCGCCGCGCATCTTCGCCTCGGGCAGCTTCTTGTATGAGCGGCCCTTGACGTTGCCCGAGGTGAACTCAGCCGCCACCGAAGGCTTGATCCCGACCTTCTTCGCGAACTTCGGGTTTTTCTCGGCCGCCTTCATCAGACGGAACTGCGACTTCGACTTGGCTGGCATGTCACGGCCCGTTCTTGATGAGGATGATGTTGAAGAAGGCGCTCACCGCGTTGTTGTTGGCAGCGCCGACCGCCGTCGCGCCGATGCAGTTCTTCTCGGGAATGGCCAGTGGAGGCCCGAAGTCGTACTGCACCGACCCGTTGTTGATCGCGACCACCGCGCTCACGCGCAAGATGCCATCCGGCCCATGCTGCTTCAGGAAGCCCGTCACCGAGGTCGATCCAGACGCCTGACCAGCCGTGAAGATGCCCTCGGTCATGTAGCCGGTGTAGCCGGCAGGCACGCAGTAGTGCGCCGTGGTGCGCTGGTTGTAGCCGGTCGAGATTTCGTCGTACAGCACCGCCGGCACCCCGGCCGTCACCACGCCCGTGCCGGCGTTGATGTTGCCAGCGTTGGACCCGCCGCTGCCGACCGTCACCACGTAGAACTCGTTGACGTACAGGTACTCTTTGACCGTGTTCACGGCCGTCTGCCCGTCCAGCGTCACCGTCTCCGAGACGATGTTGTAGCTGCCGTTCACCCCGGCAATGAACACCGTCCGAGCGCCCGTGCCCGCTGCTGCGTCGTTGGCACTGGTGGAACTGATCTTCAGCACCGACGCCACAGTCGGGTGAGGAACGGTGCCGCCATCCGGCCACACCGATTCTTCCGAGGTGTCGACATCGGGGTTGTAGCCGAACACTCGGACCACCGAATGCCCTTGAATCTGGCCACGGGCCACCTGGAGCTCAAAGGGCTCGTAGGCGCCCTGGCGCGTGATGCTCGAAAACGTCGTGGTCATGTCAGACCCTCATAGGACAGCAGGGGCCGAAGCCCCCGCTGGTTCAGCACACCGAACCGCCCTTCTTGCGCTCCACGGTGACGGACTTCTCCGTCTTCGTGACCGCGCCCGGGGAAGGCTTGCGGTTGAACAGGCCTCGCACCGCCCTCGGGATTGCCGAGAAGATGCTTCCCTCGCCCTTGGCCCGATCAGCCTCGGACGCCTTGTAGGCCCGCTCGTTCTCCGCCTGCTGCAGCACCGACTTCGCTTCCATGGGGATGTTCATCCCCTTGATCTCGTCGTAGGCGTCGACCTTGCCACCTTCCTTGTAGGTGCCGGCCAGCCGGTTGATGCTCACCGGCTTCGGAGGGGCCTTGCGGCCCTGGGGCATCGCCACGGGGGCACCGGAGTCAACACGACCCCCCGTGGCGTAGGCTTTTTTTGCGGCACCACCTTTCATGTAGCCACCGCCGTTGGCCTTCGCCACACCGCCCGTTGCGTAGCCGCCGCCGTTGCCCATCTTGACGTCACCCGTCTTGGCCGGGGAGTGATCCGGATGCGCCGTGGCGACCTTGGTGGTCACCTTGCCGCCTTCCTTGTACCCACCCTGAGCATTGGCCACCCCGCCCGTCTTCAAGCCCTTGTGGGCCTTGCTGGCGGGCTTGGCGGCATGCTCAGCAAGGGTGTCACCACCCTCCTTCATCATGCGGCTGGCACGCCCCACCGGGCCGGCAGGGGCTGCGGCAGACATGGCTTGCATTGCCCGGCGACGGGCCGCCAGGGACGGCTTGCCAGGGGCCATGGCAGGCATGGAGCCGCCACGGGCCGGCATGCCCGGACGCATCGGGGCGCGGCCGCCCATCTGCATCTTGACCTCACCGCCCTTCTTGAGCTTGAGCTCGACGGACGGCTCCGTCGTCTCCATCTTCACCATCGGCTTGAACTGGCCCATCACCGCTCCTTCGCCACGAAGATGTAGTCGACCGTCATGGTCTTGGCCGCTGCCTCGCCGTTCTGCACGGCAAACGAAACCGTCAGGTCTTCGTCATCCGGCAGGTTGGTCACGGCCACAGCCCCACCCACGACGCCGTTGACGGCGTACTGCACCTGCGACACGCCGTCGTAGTAGAACGCCAGCGTGATGAAGGTGTCGTTTGCCATCGTGCCCACAGTGGCCGTCGACGCGGTGTTGTTCTTCTCCACGCGCAGGGTGACCGAGGTCGACCCATCCGCCTTGATGAAGAACACACCGTCCGTGACGTCCAACGGACTGGTGTCGGTGATCTGCAGGCCGATCGTCAGGTCCGATTGCGTGGCGTCGCTGACCTTCAGCCGGGCCTCGTACCACAGCTTCTTGCCGGCAGCGAAGCGGAAGCTCTCGCCGACCTTCTGCAGGGCAACGAGGTCGTCGTCGGCCGCAGAGTTGGTCAGCAGCAGCAGGCCGCCGTCGCCGTCGGTCAGCGCCTGGGTGGCGCCGGCTTGGGTCTCGGTCACCGTCCAGTTGGCCGCGGTGTAGTAGTCGAAGTCCTCCCAGTAGGTGTGGAACTTCGTCGGCGCCAGTTGGCCCAGCGCGGCGAAGATCGTGTCTTCGCCGACGTTGGTGACGCCATTCGGGAATCGAGTGGTACTCGACATCTCGCTCTCTCCTTGTCAGAGAGGGGGGCCGAAGCCCCCCGGATGGTCGTCAGACGCCCGGCGTACCGTACATCGCACGCGGGTCAGTGAAGCCGACATCGTAGCGCTCGGTGGCCTTGTAGCGCATCGAGTCTGTCTCGAAGTCGCCTTCCATGGTCTTCTCCAGCTTGCGGCGCATCAGGAGCTTCATGCCCTCTGGTGCATCGGTCTGGACCCACCATGCGGTCGCCGAGGTCAGACGCGACAGAACCGCCGCGCCCTCGTCCAGCAGACCGATCGACTTGATCGGGTTGATGTCGTTGTTGGCGTTGCCCGCACGCAGGACGCTCTTCAGCAGAACCTCGGCCTGGAAGACGTTGCCCGGGGCCACCACCAGTTGGCGAGGCACCAGACGGATCTTCTTGCCGTTGTTGTCCACCGCCTGACGGATCTGGATCAGCATCTGCTCCAGCGACGTCTGCGAGAGGTTCGCAGCAGTCGTCAGCAGGTTGCTGAACGTCCCGTTGACGATGGGGTGGGCGTTGCTGTTGAGTTGCACGCCGTCGCCGCCCGGGTAGGACGAGTTGAAGGCGCGGTTCAGCACGTTGGCCGACAGCGTCTCCTTCGTCTCAATGAGCGACTGGGCGAGGTGCCGAGCGTACACCTGACCGATGCGGATGTGGTCACCGTCCTCAACGAGCACCTTGGTCAGCGCGAAGGCCAGACCGTACACGTTGTAGACGTAGCGCTTCAGGAACAGCACGCCACCCTGCTGGTACGACACGGGAGTGCCGTCCGGCAGTTGCGGCGCCGCGCCGAAGCCGTACAGGACCGGCTCTTCGTGGTAGTTGCGGGGGATGCCCTGCGACTCCCGGAAGACCCGCGACCACTCGTCGGTGCGCTGGTCGTAGACGCCGTCGAAGCATTCGTTCAGGATCGGTTCGACGATCGAACGAAAGTCGGTACTTCTCATCGGAGCTGCCATGGTTCAGCCCTCCTTCTCAGATGGCCGTGCCGGCAGCACCAGCGAACTGGTACTCGGCAATGGTGGCACGAACGATGACGAACGAGTCGCCCCAGGCGTTGTCAGGGTACGGCGCGATGTCGATGATCCGCATCTGCGCCGTGCCCGAGCCGGCAACGCTGTTGGACAGCGTAGCCTGCGACAGGCCGGTCGTCGTCGAACCCGCGGTCGTGTTGCTGAGGTCCGCCTCGCCGCCGATGACGCTCTGCGCCACGGTGCCGTCGGTCTGGATCTCGTACACGATGTTGGGGTCGCTGTAGAAGTAGGCGACCACCGAACCGACGAGGAACGACTCGTTCGCAGGCCAGTAGTTGGACACCCTACGGCGGCCGGTGGAGTCCGTCCACTCGACGCCTGCGAAGGCGCCCAGGAACGCATCACCGGCTCCGGCGACGACGATGAAGCCACCCGTGTCCATCTTGACCGGCTGGCCCTTCAGGATGGTGGTGGCATAGCCAGCCGAGACGTTGCCGCTCGTGCTGACTGCTTCGATGCCGTTCGCAAGCGCCTGAGCGCGATCCAGACCGGAGGGGTGGAACGCGGGACGCAGGCCGAACGGAGCACTCGTGGTAGGCATGAGTTTCTCCTTGGTCTCACCCGATGAAGACCGGGGTCTTGACGTTTCGATCCATTTCGCCGAAGCCTTCGCCCTCGACCTGACCGAGGCTCTTGCCCCGGCTGTCACGCGCACCCTGCAGGTTCTCCACTTGGACGCGGATCTTGTCCGCCTCTTCCATGGGCTTCTCATGGTGCATGTGCAACATGACGTCCTGGTAGATCTCCATCGGGATCTTGTACAGGCGCATCTCGTTGCACGCGATGAAACCGACGTCTTCGCCAGCCTTGACTTTCCAGTTCTCAAAGCCGGGCAACTCATCCGCTCGCACGGGAACGTAGCCCAACCGGATCCGCTTGTCGATGCTGTCGTAGGCGTTGGTTGTCGATAGCCAGCAAAGGTGCCACCCCGGGATTTCCGGGACCTTCGGCAGCGCTGATTGCGTCCACTCGTCGCTCCACATCCTGCGATGTTCCTGCGTTGAGTGGAACTGTTCCTCCGGGCCGCGCCGTATTGCGTCCTCGCTTGCGCGAGTTTCGCGTCCGCCTGCGGACAGAGATTTCTTGAGACGACCGTCCATTTCAGTTGCTCCTGCTGCGTGCTTCTTGCGCGTAACGCTTGATCATCCGGGCCCGGGATTGCGGGTCATCCCACATCCCGGCGTCTTTCATCGCCCTCACCTGTTCAGGCGAGAGAACGAAAGTCTGGCGGCTGGAACCGCCCCCGACCTCGCGTCCCGATCCCGTCACCACACTGCGGGGCCTACTCCTTCGTGAATGGTCGTCGACCGAGTCAGTATAGCGATGCGGCAGACGCTTTTGCAGTCGCCTGTCCAGTTCGTCCCAGTATTCCGAAGAACCCGGATCCCAGCCCTCTTGGGCGAGTTTCCCGTCGATCACCTTGGCGATCGCGGTGTCCTCGTCGTTGGCGGCCGGGTCATACCAGTCGTTGCGGTTCATCCAGTCATTGGCCAGCCGCGTGACCTTGGGATTTGCCGCGCCCTGCTGCTGCTGAGTGGCCTGGGCCGCCCGCTGCTTCAGGCCGTTCATCGCCTCAATCTTGCGACGGGTTTCGTACCACGCCTCTTGGGCGTCGGTGAACGCCTTGCCGTCGCCGGCCGCCGTGGCCTCCTGCATCTTCTGCGTGTAGTAGCGGAAGCGCAGCGTCTCGTCCTCAATCGCCTTGTCCAGCCGGGCAAGGTCCGAGGAGTGCGTCTTGCGCTCCACCACCGACAGGCGCTCCATGAGTTCTTGGTTCTGGCGCTGCAGCATCTGCAGGCGCTGATCCTTCTCCTCGTTGGTGCGCCGAACCAAGTCCTTCTTGGCTCGGCGGCGGGCCCTACGGGCCTCTCGAACGGCGTCGGAGTCCCCTGGCCTGTCCTCGTCGGTTCCGTCGTCGCCTGGGCCGCTCTGAGCGCCTTCCTGAGGGTCCGGCGGAAGCTCGCTTTCTGGTAGCTCAACCACCACGGAGCCGTCTTGCTCCTCGGTGACGCTGATCTGCTCGTCTTTGGTGTCGGTGCTCATCAGAGGAACGCCTTCATGTCAAGTGGGTTGCCGGTGACCTTGGCGATCACCTCGTGGTCGTTCAGGATCATGAACAGGGCGGGGTCTTCGAGGTCATCCTCGCCCGGCACCCTCACCTCCCAGCGGTCACCGCCCCACTTCGGCACGCGGATGTAGTCGCCGGCTTCGCACCAGCTTCCCTCCGGCCAAGGCTCCATCGTGTCGCGCTTGCGGAACGCCAGCGGCCCGATCTCAACGACCTTGGCCACCATGTTCTGCCACTTCTCGGTCTCCTTGGTCTCTGCGACCAAGATGATCCCCGACCTCGTCGCCTTCTTCTTGGCCCGCCGCAATTGCACCAAGATGCGGCCACCAAGGGGTTTCGCGCCAGGGTCCACGCTCGGGAATGCCCAAGCCATTTCGGCGCTGTCAAGCGCCATACCCGTCTCGCTCATCGTCGTCTTCCATCAGTTTGTTCAGAATCGCCAAGGCTTCTCCAAGCCCGGCGTACTGTCCGATCATGCGCTGATACGTCTCCCAGTTCGCTGCATTTCCCACAGCGAGGGACGCGGCTATTTCAGCCTGCCTAGACGAAATCTCGCCGATCAGGTCTCCAAGGGTCTTCACTTCTTCTTCGCTTGCGCCAGACCTCCTTGTGCCGGCTTGCCATTGCCGGTGTCACCCTTCGCCTGCATCGACTGGCCGTCGAGCTTCGCCCCCGCAGCGATCCGCTTGTGTTGCGGCACGAGGACGCTCTGCTGTTCCTTGTCACTGGTAGCCACTGGACACTCCTTCCTTGGTGAAGTCCATGACGGTCTTGTCCCGGTCCAAAGTCAACCGGGCCGCATCCCGCGTCAGGCGGGCCGTCTCGATGCGCTCCTTCGTCTGCTGGTCACCCTCAGCGATGGCCAGCTTCAACTGCAACTCCTCGATGGCGAGGTCCTTCTCGTCCATCTGCTTCTGGGCCGCCAACTGCAGCTTGGCCTGATTGTCGGCCGCTTTCAGTTGCATCTCGGCCTGATCACGCGCCTGCCGGCGTTGCGTCTCGGCCATGCTGGTCTGCAACAGCACCTGACCGTCCGGCGTCATCTCGGGCTTCGGCTTGAACTGCTCCAGCGTCTGGACCATCTTCTGAATCGCCGGCAGGACATTGGCCAGGGTCTCGCCGGCATCCAGCGAAACGTGCCCGGCCGCCACGCCGAAGAGCTTGTCGATCTCGCTCGGGTCGACCGCCTCGGCGTAGTCATCTGCCTTGCGCCCCAGCGAGCGCGTGACGTAGCCGTTCATGCGCTGCAAGTACCACAGGGCAAAGTGCTGCTTCAGGTGCTCCATCGCCTTCGGCAGGAAGTGCGGAGCCACCATCGGGTTGCCACCAAACACCGGGTCCGCGGCGTACTTCAGGTGCGTCACGATGTGCGAGAAATGA